AGAACTTCGAAACAAAATAAATATCGAACTTGGAATTTATGATCGGAATTTCTGCGAATACAAACATTAAAAAGCTCTCGTTATCGAGGGCTTTTTTATTGCCTAACCAAAAAACAATAATCTCAAAAATGAAAAAATTCAATATAAATAAAATCGAAACTGAAAAAATAGTAAAATCAGTTTGGGTTGCAAAAACAACATTCTTCAAGCCTAATAAAATTGATGTAGAAATGAAGGGTGAAAGCGAAATCAATGCTTACGAAAAGCTAGTTGATTTTTTAGAGTTAGAGCAAAAACCAACTGAGGTTAAAACGCTGCCAAACGGAAATAAGATTTATCACTTTAAAAAACAATAACAATGAAAGCTGTATCAAACCCATTTAAGGAAATTATAAAAAGTTACCTGGAGAAACGAGCTTCAGAAGATGAATTGTTTGCAGTAACATTTCAAAAAGAAAATAAAAATTTAGATGAATGCTGCAATTATGTTATGCAATGCGCACAGAAGGGCGGTAATCAAGGTTATACAGACGATGAAGTTTTTGGTTGGGCGGTTCATTATTACGATGAAGATGATTTGAAAGATATTAAGCCTATAGCAGGAAAAGTAATTGTTAATCAAAGGGAGGAACTAACGCCAGTTGATTTGGAAGAAGCTAAAAGAATTGCTTTAGAGAGAGTTATTTCTGAAGAAAAGGAGCGCTTGAAAAAGAAAGTTTCTCATAAAAAATCAGATTCTGGAAGTGCTGTTCAATCTGAACTTTTTTAGAATATGAGACCAAAAACTAGATTACAAGTAGAGGTTTGGAATCTTCATAAAAAGCTTTCCTCTCCAGTAGAACATGAGCCATTTGTTATAGCTAAACATGATTTTTATTACACCACACATTATAAGAATTTTATTTGTTTAGAATGTAACCACACATGGAAACCAGAAACAGATTCCAAAAAGCGGATTTCAAATGTGATCTGTCCTTCATGCAAAAGGAATGTTAGGAAGCTTGAAAGCCATAACGGTCAGTTGATAAGAATACTTAGTTACTCTGTTGTTCAGGTTGTTGACAGATTTCAGGTGTTTAGATATTTTTCCTGCTGGAAAATAATGAACAAAAATAAAAAACCAAGATATAACTTCAGAGACTTATTTGAAGAATGGAATGAATATGATAAAAATAAGAAAGTAGTTATAGGTTTAAATACTACTTGGTCCGGTGACGGATTTAGCTCATCAGATTACGAAGTTCGTTACAATAATCCACGATACGGCCAAAGTGATTACGATCGCTTTGCGTCTGATTTTAACTGTCCTGGCGCACAGTTTCATTCCAAATTTAAAAAATACGGTCTTGGTGTTGATTTTCATAATTGCGATTATCGTTACCTACTAAATAAACTGGAAAGAAATTCACAAATTGAAACTCTTTTAAAAGCAAAACAAAAAGAACTTTTGTTTTATGCAGTACATAAAGACGAACGATATTATTCGTTTTGGCCACAGATAAAGATCTTGCTTCGACACAAGTATAAAGTCAAAGATGTAGGTATCTGGTACGACTACTTAGAATTGTTGAAATACTTCAAGAAGGATATTCGAAATCCAAAAATAATTCTACCTAAAAACCTGAAGAAGATACACAATGAATACGTTGTAAAAAAGCAAAAGCGAATTGATAAGGAAAGAGCTGAAAGAGAAGTTAGACGTCAAGAAAACGAACGTTTACGCGCCGAAGCTGAGACTGCTTTAAAAAACATTAAGGCAGAAGTATTCAAAGACTTTTCTTTAAAACAAGGCAAAATTTTAATTGTACCCTTGATTGAAGATAATGATGTTAAGGAAGAAGGCAAAATATTAAAACATTGTGTTCATACAAATAACTATCACAAAAAGTCTGGTATACTCTTAATGTCTGCTCGAATTGACGGTAATAGGCTTGAAACTATTGAAATTTCATTAGCGACTTATTCGATTATTCAATGCCGCGGATTTGATAATAAACCAACCGAGTATCATGATAAAATAATTGAAGTGATAAAGAAAAATATGGGTAAGATCTCGAGATTGGTAGAAAAACAAAAACAGTTTAAAGAAGTCGATTCACAATTAAAAAATCTGCAAAATAATGCAGCATAATCATTAAAATTTAGATATATGAAACTATCATTAAACAGTAAAAATTTACTCGAAAAACTATTGATTTTAAACGGCATAATCAACAGTTCGAACACACTGCCTATACTTGATTGCTTTTTATTTAATATTGATGGAAATCAATTAAAAATTACAGCATCGGATCTCGAAACAACAATTAGTTCAACTATCGAGATTACCTCAACAGACAAAGGTGCAATTGCGGTACCATCCAGAATGTTGATTGATATTTTAAAAACCTTCCCGGAGCAGCCTCTTGAGTTTTCCATCTTAGAAAACAGCACGATAAACATTACATCAACATCCGGTACCTACGCAATTGCTTATTCGTTAGCAAAGGATTATCCAACCGCGGTTTTAGTTGAAGATGCTCAGACAGTAAATATCAATTCAAAAGCGCTGGCCAAAGCGATCAGTAAAACTGTTTTTGCAGCCGGAACAGATGATTTAAGACCGGTTATGATGGGTGTTTTGTTTCAACTTTCACCTTCCGGATTAAATTTTGTTGCAACTGATGCTCATAAGTTGGTAAAATATAGTCGAATGGATATTACCTCAACAGAGGATATCGATTTTATCGTGCCAAAAAAGCCTTTGAATGTTTTGAAAGGTATTCTATCAACATTAGAAGTTGATGTGACGATTTCATTTAATCAAACTAATGCAATTTTCACCTTCAGTGATTATGTTCTTATCTCGAGATTAGTTGATGGTAAATATCCAAAATACGAAGGTGTGATTCCAAAGGAAAATCCAAACAAAGCAACGATCAATCGAACATTATTGCTTAATTCAGTAAAATGTGTTTCTATTTTTTCTAACAAAACTACAAGACAAGTCATTCTTGATTTTTCCGGAAATGAGATTCACTTAACAGCTGAGGATATTGACTTTTCAAACAAAGCCAATGAGCGATTAACCTGTAGTTATACTGGTGAAGACACTAAAATTGGCTTTAATGCAAAGTATCTTTTGGATATTATCAGCAACTTAAATTCGGAAGAAGTGCTTTTTGAGTTTTCATTACCAAATAGAGCTGCTATTATGACACCAATTGATATTGAGCCGGAAGAGGAAAGTCTTTTTATGCTGCTTATGCCAACTCTTATAAGCTAGAAATATTATGAGATACAGAATAGTAGAACAGTACAAGGTATTCAGAATAGAAAAACTTGTAGAAGAGAAGAAAATTATCTACACACCTTTAAACGTACTTCGTAGTTTATTTTTAAATAAACCCACAGTAACAATTGTACAAAAATGGATATCAGTTAAAGATCCTCGTGGAATATTTTCAAAAGCGTTTTCTTCATTGAAAGAGGCTGAAGACTATCTAAAGAGTATGAAGCCAATTTATCATGATGTAAACATCAATTCTCAAAAACAAATTACACCGCCCTAAACAGGGCGGTTTTTTATTAACTAAAAAACCAAAGTTATGTATACAGTTTTAGCAATTGCCGGAATGATGTTTATCATCTTATCACTATACATTTTGTGTGATACAATTACAGAATACCTGAGTAAAGGAAAGTCTTTTGCTCCAAACGAATTAAAAGGATTTAAGTAATGGAAGCATTCAAAGAAATGGAAATGCATACACCTTGTCAAAAATGCGGTGAATGGTTTGACCTGAATGATGGTAAAGCATCTGAAAAGTGGTTTATACAAACTATAATTTGTTCAGATTGCGGAGAAAAGGAGCGGATCATCATTGAGCTAGAAAGTGATATCGAAGATTATCAGGATGAACTTGAAGAGGCGCAAGATGATATTGTCTCTGCTGAGGAAAGCATCCTTTCCGCTAATCAAACGATAAAGGACAATACAGATAAGATCAACGAACTCAAAGAGCAACTTAAACTATTGGAAGATGAATAAAAAAGTGATCATCATTGGATTTGCCGGCGAAGGTCTTGCTGCAAGAGAAGAAATATTAAAAAAAGTTTCTCAGAAAATGGTCTTTGATGCAGTAGAAATGATAGAATGTTTCGAAAAGGTTAGTGCTTCAATGCGACTAACAAGTGTTTCAGTTGAGAATTTTAGTCAATCCATGCTAAGCATTCAGGAACTTAAAGAACCAAATAAAAAATCAAAGTACATCAATAGGCCTCGAAACAATTTCAAAAACAATAATCTGAAATATAGAAAAGGCAATAACAATTTTAAAAGGTAAAATTATGAATGCAAATTATTACTTCTGTTCTCAATTGGTAATTGATCAGTTTCAGCCTGAAGATGTTTCAAAGCCGTTTATTAGTGGCTTTAAAATGGATGGTGACATGCCTCATTATGTTGCTTGGTTAGATTATGATGAGGTTGAAAAGTATTATAAAGAAGTTGTCGAGCCGCACAATGACATTCTTGAAAACGAAGATCTTGATTTTTGGTGTTGGGAGGTTAGTCCAGGAATAATTGATGTAGAGAACATTTCGTTAGAAGATGCTAAAGAAAAGGGATTGCTTCGAGAAATAGAATTCAGGACCGGTTTAACCAAAATAAGTAATCAGGCGTTCGTTATTTACAATCTTTCCGAACGCGAGGGGTTAAACCCAATAGAATTGATTAACAAGCATCTTTAGTGATGGATGCCGTTAACCAACAATCAGAAACTTCAATAATTGAAATAACTAACCATGCATTCGAAAAAGGGAAAGAAAGATTGAACCTAAAAAGAGAACCTTTTACGAAAATGGCAATGGAAGCTTATCAAAATGGTAAAACTCATGCTGAGTGCAAAGGTCGCCTAAAACGATATGCTGATACATTATGGTTCCGGTATAAGACATGTAATAACCTTCGCTTTTATAATCAGGTAATTTTCTTCTTTATAGACCATAAGCTAATTACTGTTTACCAGTGCCCGCGAGAATTTCATAATCATTTGAAATTGAAATAATCTTTAGCAGCATGAAAGTTATTTTCAGAAATCCTATTCCGGCAGTTGAAACAACTCTTAGATACTACAACTGCATAAACTGCAATATTGAGTTTAGATGGTCAGAAGATTGCCTGAGCCGGGTAATTATTGAAGACAAGTATCACGACAAGACTGAGTGTCTTTGTGAGAACTGTTCGAATCTATTTTTAAAAAATCAACTAAAAATTTAAAGAATGAAAAAGGAATTATATGACATATATGATGTCAGAGTAATCAGAATCCTGTGGTTTGCCATGGGATTTTTTATTGGTGCAATACTAACATTTCTAATTGTTTAGTGTTATGAGGAAACTAGAAATAAATCATATAGTAGGTTATCTGCCTTATGGGTTGAAAGCTGAAATGTTAGACTATAAACGTGATTACGTAAATAAACAGTACGATACAATTGTAGGTGTGCATCAATGGGATTCAAGAAATTTATATTGGTCTGCTTTAACTTCCGGAGGCTCCAAACCTGAATTAAATAGCATAAAGCCAATTTTACGCCCTTTATCTGATCTTATAAAAGAAATAGAGGTAGGTGGTAAAAAGTTTGTGCCTATTGAATATTTTGGAGAATACTCAGAATCACTTCCTGATTGTCAAATCAACGATGCAGATTATTTTACTGATACTGACACTGAAGAATATCTGAACGATTTTATAAAAGATCACTCATTTCATAAGTTGTACTTTCTTCCTTTTGGTCTTATAGAAAAGCTTTACGAGTGGCATTTTGACATTCACGATTTGATTTCTTGTGGACTTGCAATTGATGTAAATACTTTACCATGACAGAAGAGGAAGAGGCAATTGACATTCTACTTAAAATGTCAAAATCAGAACTTGACTTGGTGCCATACGATACCGTTAAACTCATTTGCCAGGCTAAAGGCTGTAAACGTCACACCAAAATTCGCGATTACGGTATAGCGCCGGTTTATTATGTTCACCGATTTAAAATCGGTCAGCAATGGCACAATGTTTTAAAAAGCTATTTCCTATGCGCTAAGCATTGGAGTATTAAAACACGATTAATTAAACGATTCGAAGTCTGGCGCGTTCAACAACGAATGCTGGACTTTGATAAACAAAATATTGAGAAATTATGAAAGTAATAGACTATTTTACAAATGCAAGTCCGGAACAGTTCTGTTTAGGGATAGTTATAGCAGCTCTAGTAATTCGTTATGTATATGAAATTTTAACTGATAAGTAAATTATATGAAAACAGTATCAATAAAACAACCGTGGGGTTATTTAATTGTGGCCGGAATAAAAGATATTGAAAATAGATCCTGGAGAACTAAATTTAGAGGTAAGGTGCATGTTCATGCTTCGGCAAAAATTACAGATGTTGAATTTACAAGTGAACAAATGAAAAGTTTACATAAAAATGATATTAATTATTCAGGCGCCGGATATCCAAAAGAAATGAGAGTAGTGTCTGCAATCATTGGAGAAGTAGAAATCATCGACTGTGTAATAAATCATTCAAGCATTTGGGCAGAAAAAACAGAGGTCATTGGAAAAACCATTGAAAACGAACCTTTGTATCAAGGAAAACCAATTTGGAACTGGGTGCTTGCTAATCCTGTCCTTTATGAAAAACCGATTCTTAACGTAAAAGGAAAGCTTTCTTTTTGGGAATACAGTTTTGAACCTTGCCAACACAAAAATATAGAAAGAAGCGATGGCTTAGATGAATGTTTAGAATGTGGAACTAAGAATTATTAATTATGAAAGATATCATTTGTTGGTGGAGCGGAGGGGTTACATCTGCAGTAGCTATTTATTTAGCAATACAGATATTTGGAAAAGAACGAATCAGAATAATTTTTATAGATACTTTTAATGAACACTCTGATACATATCGTTTTAAAGATGATTGCCAAAGGTGGTATGAAATTGAAATTGAAACAATAACTGGAATTGGAGGTGAATACAAAACGATTCAAGATGTATGGTTTAAGTTTCTTTCTTTAAACGTTTCTACTGGAGCTATTTGTTCTACTCAATTAAAACGGATAGTTCGTGAAAAATGGGAAAAAGAAAATAATTACAATTATGTTCATCAAGTTTTCGGTTTTGATATTTCTGAATCAAAGAGAGTTATAGGTATGGTTAAGAATCATCCAAAGGCTAAAGGATTATTTACTTTGATGCTTTATGGCATGTCAAAAAAAGACTGTATTGAATTTCTAAGAAATGAGTTTATAGCAATTCCTTTGATGTATTATTTGGGGTTTCTTAATAATAACTGTTTTGGGACTGGATGTGTTCAGGGAGGTATCGGTTATTGGCAGAAAATGTTTCGAGACTTTAAATTTAAATTTTTGAGAATGGCAGTAATTGAACATTGGCTAACAAATTTAGCAGGCGAGCCTGTAACCATGCTTAAAGATCAAAGTAAAGAAGCTGATAAAAAGGCTAAAAAAAATCCTAAATCAAATCTTGTTTTTTTAGTAAAACACCCAAATTATCCAGACAATAAATCAATTTTTGAAATGCCAGACTGTGAGGTTGAGCCTTTGGTTGATTGTAATGGATATTGCGGAACAAATGATCTTATAAAAAGGAGTAATACAGAAAAACAAATTAACTTTTCAGAAGCATCATGAATTATCTATTAGATCCTACCAAAAACTACAGCCGTAAATCAAGTATTGTTTATGACGAAAACGGCATACCAGTTGTGAGGTTTAAAACGTACCTGCCGGACTTCAAGAAACTATCAGCTGATGCTGTAAATTATATGAATAAATATTATAATGCTGATCCTGATAAATTTGAAGTGTTTGAAGTTGAAAACACAACTCAACTTGAATTATTTTAATTACTAGCTAAATCGTAATAGATTTTCATGTTAATTTTTTTTTAAAATTAAAAACAGTATTTTCTTTCATTTATTCTGCATGAATGTTAATTAAAAGGTAGTTAAATTAGTCCTAATCTTGCTAAAAACAAATAAAATAGTTGTAAATTTACTTTTGTAAAGAGTGTTTACAAAATCGTTTTATTTTAATATTTACTATTTGTACAGTACAAAAGATATATGTATCTTTGCACTCCTTAACACGGAATGTTATTTAGAATTAGTATAAATTGATACAATAGCCTAAAATATAACATTTGAATGTTTGATGTAAATTTCATTTGTATAAATTTGCTCAAAGTTACATTCAAGAAACAAGTTAATTATTAACTAAATATTTTTATTATTATGAGTACGCTTTTAGAGGATTTAAGAAAATACTTTGAAGAAACTCCTCAGGAAAAAATCGCAAGCGATTGGGCTAAAAGTGAAAAGTATGATGATGTTGGCCCATCTGTTGACGAGTTTATAGAGACTTCTCGAAAGTATTATGCAGTGGATTACCACGATGCAGATATTGCTAATCAAGTTCAAATTACTAACATTATACCTAACCCGAAGTTTGACCTTCGGGTTTCCTTTTTTTAAAAAACAATACTATGACCCAAAAAGCAGCATTTCAGTTAGACAAGTATCTATTTACAAAGGTTAATATCGATCTTGACAATAAGTTAGATGATAAAATGAGTGTTCAGTTTGATCCAAGTGGGGTATTCTTAAAAGATAAATCACAATATGATTTGAAGTTCACTTTTAAAGCCTTTTTTAAAGAAAGTGGCCCAGAAAAGCCATACGTTTTAATTGAATGTATTGGACTATTTAATTTCGAAAATGTATCTTCACTTGATGAAATACCAAGTTTTTTCTATAGAAATGCAATTGCGATATTGTTCCCCTATTTAAGAGCATTTGTTAGTATGGTAACTTTGCAAGCAAATTTAGTTCCTGTTGTCTTACCTACTTTAAATCTTAGTGATTTAGAACAGCCGTTAAAAGAGAATACAGTAATACAGTAATCTAATAATTGTGAGTAAAAATTTAAAGGTTTATCAAACCCTCCAAAATTTAGATAATGCAAATCATGTAGAGGATAACGGCCCTTTTATTTGCAAGTGGACAAATGCTTGGTTAGGTGAAGGATATTATTTTTGGGAAGCATTTTTAAATAGTGCTCATTGGTGGGGAAATTCACACTGTAAAGGAAGCTACTTTATATGTGAATCAAGTTGCGTAAAAACAGATACCAATTGTTTTGATTTAGTAGGAGATACAGGTCATATGACTATTTTTAGTGATGCAGTAGATGAAATAAGTAGAAGAGGCTTGAAGAATGGGAAAACAACGGTCCCTAGGATTTTACAATTTTTAAAGGATGATGCTAAAGTATTTCATTTTGATGCTACAAGAGCTGTAGGTTTTACATCTATTAGTCCTGAGAAAAATCCACAATATATAAAAAGGTTATTGTTTGAGTTACCCAAACAAGGCAAGACAGAGCACTATATGGATTATAAACCACCTATTCAAATATGTTTTTATCGTAAAGATTCTATGCAATTAAAAGGCTACAAGATTATTTATCCAGATGAATACATTGACGGATATGTACTTTAATAAGAATAAAAAGCTGTTTTCTATAAAACAGCTTTTTTTATGTCTCTTTACGGCGCTCATAATAGCTTTTTTCTTCAACTGATTCAGCTTTCAACCCCATTACATTTTCGTAGTAATTTTTAAGCGCAAAATCATCAAGCACTATTTTATTCCAACGCATTTCGCAATCTAAGCCTAATGTCATGCATCCTCTTCTAATGTCAAGAACAAGTGCTCTATTGTTCATCATAAAGTCTAATTCGCCTAATCTAAACAAACGCTGAATTGCTTTATATCCGACACTTTTTTCACCTAACCCGGAAGCCTTAAGTAAGTGCTTCTCAATTGCATTTTTTTCTGTACTGTTCATCGCTCTAAAAATTTAAAGCAAAATTAATACAGAATAGAACATGGTCATTTGTATAGGCTGTTCTAAATTATAACAAACTTTCGACTTGCTTTTTTATGAAGGAAATAAGATCCTGGTAATTCTTTTCATTAAATGTATGTTGAGTGTTATTAGGATTTCTTTTGTTTTTAAATGTTCCATAGGTTACACTCATAGCTTCGGCCGCTTTAACTCCAGTGATACCAAAATCCTCAAGTACTTTGTTTATTTTATCAATTGGTTCCATAGTAAGAATCGTTATATTTGTTACAAATTTAATTTTAATATTAAGTTTACATTTCTACAAAATGTTAAAACCTCTCGCAATGAGAGGTTTTTTTGTTTAGATTATCCGGCTCTGAAATTTGATAGTACAATCAATGGCTCTTTTGACTCTCCTGAATATTCTCCAATTTCTTTAATATCAGCTTCTAACCAACATTCTTCTCCCTCATCTGCAGCAATCATTTGAGCACATTTTATAACTTCTGTTTTTTCACCAGCTATTATAACATGTCCTAGATAGACATCATAACCAGTGTATTCTTGTTGTTCTATTGTAAAAATTTTCATAGTACTTTGTTTTAAACCCGCCTAAAAAGACGGGTTATTAATAATTTATTTAGAATCCTTATCCCTTACAATAAGGAAATTGTAATCAATGAATGCTCTTCCGCCGGATTCCTTAGCTAATTTCTTAGCTGCTTTTTTAAAGGTAAAATCTCCAACCCATTCCTGTTCTTTGTTCTCAACTCTCCAATAAGGGTAATTTAGAATTACAGCTTTCCACCAGATGATAATTAATTTTAACATGATTTGTAGGTTTTTAAGAGGAGCCTCTCGGCCCCTCTGATTAATTAAAGTAACTTGAAGTGTTGATTTGTGTTGTTGTACCATTTCTTTTTCCCGGAATCAGTTACAATTTCAAATCTTGAATATTCAACTCTTGTAACCTCGTATTCCTTTCCTTTGGTCAAATGCTTTCGAGAACTGGAGTGAACTGTTGTACATTCTACGGAATCATATGGTTGAACGTTTTCTAAATTTTGGTAGGCCTTGCCTATTTTAATTTGTTGAATGTGTCCAACCTCTAACGCTTCTTTTCTAATTTGCTCATGATAAGCGTTTACAATCTTTAAAGCTTTTAAATACAATCTTGTTTCGATCATCTTTTTAAATTTTAATTGTTAATAATAATTACATTTCTACCCTACAAATATACGTTACTTTTTGGTAGCGTAAAAGCGTTTATGTAAACTTTAACATATTTTATTATAAAATAGCATTATTTGTTACTTTTGTAATTCAATGATTCGCTTATGAAAACCAATAATCTAACATTAAAGCAAGAGGCCTTTTGTCAAGAGTTTATTAAGACCGGCGACAAGTCGGCCGCATATCGTCATGCCTACAATTGTACTAGATTGAAAGACAAGTCGATCAATGAACTTGCTTCCACGCTATCTAAAAACGTCAAGGTAGCATCAAGGATAAATGAATTGCAGTCTGTTGTCTCTGATATTGCGGAAAAGGATTTCAAGATCACATCAGAAGTAATGCTTCGTCAACTAGATATCTATCGCCGGGCACGTATCGACGAGTATGTTGAGTACTACGAATATGATGTTCCAGTAACAATCACTACCGGAATCGGAAAGAATAAGGCAGTTGTTACAACTATCGAAAAGAGGACTGAACTACGTATCAAGTCGTTTGATAAGCTTACGGAAGATCAAAAGAGTTGCATTGAAGGAATTAAACAAACCAAATACGGTATTGAAATAAAACTTTATGGTAAAGAGTGGACCATCGAAAAGATCAATAAGCACATTGGATTCTACGAAAAAGATAATGAGCAAAAGAATAAAATATTAGAGTCGGCCACTCCAGCAGAAAGAGAAGCTCGAATTGCTGCTTTGTTAGAAAAAGCAAAACAATAAAATTTATTATTTTGTAACATAATATGTTTAGATTTGTAATACTTTAAAACAGCAAAATCATGAGTGTAGAAATTGTAAATGGTCGTGTATTCGTAGAAGGAAAAGAAACTGTAGATCCGTCATTAATTGGATATGCTGTTCTTGACGCAGCCGAAAATAGTGACATTATTATATGTTCCTATGTAGAAATAAGAGATATAGTTTCTAAAGCTGTTGATGCAACTGCTCTGGGAATTGAAAAGATTAATGAAATGTTGAGGTCTCGTAAAAAAGTAGGGTAGTATGAAATCAATAATAAACAGAATAAAAGCTTATTTCAAAGATAAAAAGCTAAAAAAAATAAATAGGGAAGCAACTATAAAAAGAGTTGTGAATGATTATGAAGCCTTAATCAATGAATTCAGATTAATCCAGGAGAAGAAAAGCAAACTATCAAGATCTCAAAGAGACTTTGTTGAATTGAAAATTATCGACCTTATTTCAAAAGGACACGTTCAAGTAATACAGTAAACATCAACTCTATAAATGCCATTAACCGATTCAGAAATATTAGAACTGGAAGAACTTCTGAAAGCTCGTGACATTGAT